AAGGCCACACCGAAATTCTCATCACCGATGGCGTGACTGGAAACAACATCGTCGGTAAATTGGCCAAAGCCGCGTACAAATTAAAGATCCGGCCCGATTCTGAATCGCCAGCCAAGGCCCAGGCGCGGCGGCAGCTATTTGAAGTGATCAGCAGCAACTTCGACGAGGTTGAATCACAGGTCCGTGACGACGTGGTGTCGGCCTATATCGAAAAGAAGAGTTTAGACGTGCTGTTAGATGCCATCGATTTGAGCCAGATGGACGACATGGTGCGGCAGATTCCGGCCATTCTGGGTGAATTGGGCCGTCAGGAAGCTATGCGAGCATGGCGTGAATTGACCGATAACGTACAAGTCACGGTCGATGAAACGCGCATCGTTGATCTGCTCAATACGGATGCGATCGAATATGCCGAGGACCGTGCTGCTGAAATGGTCGGCAAAAAATGGGTCAACGGCCAATTGATCGATAATCCGGACGCCAAATGGGCCATCACTGAAGGAACCAGGGACATGCTGCGCGACCACATTACGCAGGCTTACCAGGACGGCCTCACACCGGCCCAATTGAAAGTAGTCCTGGAGAACAATTATGAATTCAGCGAAGCGCGGGCCAAAATGATAGCGCGCACCGAAACCGCCATGGCCAGCATGAATGGCGCGTTGAATTCCTGGAAGAGGTCGGGTGTCGTGGAGGCCACGGAATCGTTGTTGAGCGATGACCACGACCACGATGATGAATGTGACGATAATGCCGATGCCGGTCCAATTCCTCTCGGTGAGGAATACCCGAGCGGCGACGAAAGTGCGCCGTACCACCCGAATTGCAACTGCACCAACGTGGCTGTGCTAATAAGTGAAACCGAAGGGGAGGAATAAATGGCTGCCTACTCCGATATGAAGGCTCTGGCCGCTGACGCTTCATTCATCCAACGCGTGACGTACGCCTTGGAGACTTACATCAACACAGTCGCCACTGAAGCTGCAACGGCACCCAATCACGAGCAGCGTCTCGCTTGGGCGACTAAATCGCTGCAAAACATCCAGGGCACGGCAATGAATTTTCTCATGCCGAGGGTGACTCAAGATCCAAACATTATCAGTTCAGTCAGCGCGTTAGCCAAGGGTACTCCGCCAGATACAATTGACGCTGCCATAACGGACGCCCAAATCCAAACAAGTGTCGATTCCATTGCCAATACAGACGCGACGAAGGTTGTTGATTATACAAACTCTTTTAATACGGCTAATGACGGAAATTTCCGGGCTCGCATCCAAGCGGCTGTGGTTGCGTTTATTGCCCAAATCATGGCGGAACCAATCACGACTACGAGTCATTCCAGTCGAGCTGCATGGGCAAGGCAAGCGGTTGGTAATCTGAGCGGCGTCGTCAACGTCATCGCTTTGCCGGTCGTTCTTGACCCGTTAGTTAACACGGTGCTTTACGGCGTCAGCGACGCTAATTTACAGACAGCGGTGCAGAATCAAATCACTACGTATCTATTGTGAGGCAAAATGGCAACCAGAATAAATAACCGGAAGCCGAAAAGTAACCCGAAGCCGCAGAAGCCGCTGCCACAGCCACTGCCGCTGTCAATTTTGGGGCACCGGTCCGATCCGCAGCCAGATCCGGCACCGGAGCCGGAACATGAACCGGCAGACGCTTATCCGGGTACAGTGGAACGCGAAGCTCAGTTAGACGCGATGGCACCAAAAGCAGCAGCCGATGCCGCTTGGGCTGACGTTGAGAAGGCGCGTAATTACCTCAACGCTGCAGTTGCCATTCAGCGACGATCGATTTCCAGGTTAGAAGCTCTGCAGCAGGAAGAATCGAGACAACTCGGAGAGGAGTATCGACGCAGGGCTCAAGAAATAAGCGAACGTACCAAACACATGTACGGGAGGTGAAGAAAAATGCCAAAGTTCCTTTGCTATCTAGAAGATGGCAATAAAGTCGAATTGGAACTGCCGAAAGCTCCAACTTCAGCCGGTGAAATTCACGTCATGTCGCAGGCTCACATGGTGGCTGTGATACGCGTTGACTTGATACCGGAACCGCCACCAGCACCGGAAGCGGCAACGCCAGCAGAGGCAACGCCAGCAGAGGCAACGTCAACGGAAACAACAGCGCCAGCGACGCCACCGGTGTAAACTTATGCCGCTCAAGCCGGGTTCCAGTCAAGCGACGATCTCGGAGAACATCAGCGAAATGATAGAAGCTGGGCATCCGGCTGATCAGGCGGCGGCAGCAGCCTACAGAAAGGCCGGAAAATCCCGGAGGAAACGCACTATGAAAATGTTCATTCCGATCACTAAAGTGGACGAGCAGCGAAGAGAGGTCTGGGGCATTCTGGCTGAAGAGGCCGTGGACAAAGCCAAAGAGATCTTCGATTACGCGTCCAGCGTTCCTTATTTCAAGGAATGGAATACACAATTCCAGAAGATGACCGACCATCTCGACCAGCCCTCCATGGGGAACCTGCGCGAGATGCACGGCAAATCTGGCGGCGCAGCAGGTAAGTTCATTGCGGTTGAATACGACGATCCGGCCAAAAAGGTGCGCGTCGGCGCAAAAGTCGTGGATGATCAAGCCTGGAAGAAATGCATGGAAGGCGTCTACACCGGATTCTCGGTCGGCGGCGATTACGTCAAACGCTGGGACGACCCGGTGCTCAAAGCCACACGCTACACGGCACGTCCTGTCGAAGGCTCGCTGGTAGATAACCCGTGCATGTACGGGGCGACGTTTGAAGCCGTCAAATTAGACGGCACCGGCACGGAATTGCGCAAATTTGTGGGCGGGCCGGACGGCTATCTCTACGAACTGCAAAAGTCGGTCGACGGTTTGCGCGCAGAATTTGCCGAGGGTATGGCGTCGATGCGTAAATTGCGGAAGGAGGACGACAACAATACCAAGACGCACAGCGGCGAAGCGGTGCCGATGCGCGATCACGCTTATGTAGGCGATCCAAAGGACAAATCCACTTGGCATTTGCCGGTGCACGACGAGGGCCATGTGCGAGCGGCTCTCGGTCGGTTCAACCAGACCGACATGCCGGACGCCGAAAAGAAAAAGACAGCGGCACGGCGCATCGTTTCGGAAGCAAAGAAGCACGGAATTGACGCTTCCGGATTCGCGGCGCAGCACGCCAAAACATTATTCGGCTTCGAATTGAAAAAGAGCATGCAGGACGTCTCGGCGCTGGCTTGCATCTTGGAGCAGTTGGCTTGCATCCAGAACTGTCTGGAGGAGGAAGCCGAATACGAGATGGACGAATCGGAGTTACCGGCCAAAATGCGCGAGGAATTGGATCATTTGGGTCAATTGCTCGTCCAATTGGCGCAGGAGGAATCCAAAGAGTTAGTAGGTCAAGCAGCAATAGGTAAGGAGGTGACCGCAATGGTCACGAAGCTACACGAACTGAGCAAGGTGGTCCAGAAAGCGGCTCTCCTTGCTCCTGACAACACCGATTTGCAAAAAATGGCCACGCATTTGGCTGAGATCGGCAAACACGTGGACAGGATCGCCAACCATCACAGGAGCATGGGCGACTCGCTGAAAGAATTGCTCGGCGAGGGCGAATTGAAAGAGAAGAGCGAGGAGCCGGTACAGCACAACATAGAGCACAGAACCGCTGCGCAGGAAGACGCACCAGCCGCCAAGTTGATCAGCGGCGCCATGGAGAAATACGATAGCCGTCTGACTGCGATGGAGGCGTCTTTCGAAAAACAGAGCGAATTGCTGACGGCGTTTATCGGCAAATTCCTCAACCAACCCGCTCCTTCTCAGGTGGTGACCACAGTCGTCGACAAAGGAAACGACGGCCATCCGCCGGTTAGCGAATCCGTCGCCACCAAAGGCAGCCAAACCGACATGACCAAAGCCCTCGAAGCTGCCAGGGCTTCCATTTCTTCCGGCCCAAGCCGAGTCATCGTAGGCAAGCGCTAGCCTTCCCAGCCTTGACTCAATTCGCGAATTCTTCTTCAGGAGATTGAACACATGGACCCTCGCATCATTGATCGCACCCTTCAAATGTTGAAGGACTTTCAACAGCCGCTTGCCCTACAGAAGGCCGGTATCGATACCACCTTGGGCATCGTGGCCTACGATCTGGAACCGGCAGCCAAACTGCTCTATCCAGTCATAACGCCGCTGCGCAATGAAATTCCACGCGCATCGGCTCAACCCGGAGCCGGTCTCGCAGTCCACTGGAAGCAAATCACCGGCATCAATACCGCGAACGTTCGCGCCGGACTGGCGGAAGGAAATCGCGGCGGCGTCATCACGTTACAGGAAGCCGACATGCTGGGCACGCATAAAGCGATGGGCCTTGAGAATTCGGTGACTTTTGAAGCCGAATTGGCCGCTCGCGGATTCGACGACGCACGAGCCCTGGCTGGTCTCACTTTGTTGCAATCGGTCATGATTCAGGAGGAAATCACTGACCTCAACGGCAACAACAGTATGGCTCTCGGCGTCACCGGCACGCCAGTCGGCACTGCCGTTGCAACTGGCGGTTCGCTGGCCGCGACCACTTATTTCCTGTTTTGCGTGGCAATGACGCAGCAGGCATTTTTGGACACGTCGCGCAATTTCGCTACCGGCACCAATGCCGGTTTATCGCCAACCATTACCAGAACCAACGCTGACGGCTCTACAGATACGTTTGGTGGCGGCATCGGTCAAATTTCGGTCGCCAGTGCCGGTGTCACTACCGTAGCTGGCGGCTCGATCACCGCTACGGTTCCTGCTACCAAAGGTGCGTTCGCTTACGCGTGGTTTATCGGAACTGCCGCTACTCCCGCGTCCTGCAATTTGGTGGCGATCACGCCGATAAACGCGGTGACGATCACCGCTGTACCGACCGGCACTTTGTACAACGCCGGTGCCGTTGGCCTCAGCGCCGACAATTCCAGGAACACCCTCGATTACGACGGCCTCATTGCACAGGCCCTCAATTCGACCGGCTATTACAAATCGCTAGACAACGCCACGCTCACGGCGGACGGTGCCGGTGGTTGCGCAGAAATCGATACCGCGCTCCAGTTCTGGTGGGACAATTACCGCATTTCGCCCTCCATCATGTGGGTCAGCGGTGCGATGCGCAAAAACATTACCACCAAAATTGTGGTCAACGGCGGCACGCCTATCATGCGTGTGAATTTGGAAACGGGCCGCAGTGACCAGGGCAATGTGGTGGCGGGCACCGTGGTCGGGTCCTATCTCAACAAGTTTGCCATGGGCGGCACTTTAGAGATACCGATCCGGCTGCATCCTTACATGTCCACCAATGCGATCTTCTTCGATTTGGACATTGTGCCGTACCCCAACGCCAACGTGCCAGCCGCACGACGCTTGCTGACCCGGCAGGAGTATTACCAGATCGAATGGCCTTTGGTCACGCGCAAATATCAGTATGGCGTCTATTTCGATGGCGTGTTGCAAGCTTATGTGCCATTTGGGATGGGCCTCATCGCCAACATTAAGCTCGGCTGACGTCGCTCGCCAACCGATCTTGCCGCCGCTTACAGGGGACGGTGAGTGTGGGCGGTCTTGGGCTGTTGGTCTCCTCCGGGGCCGCTCATAATACGTCGGGACGGGCATCAGAGAGGAATCTAAGAAATGGACATGCAACAAATCATTGACGTGAACGGATCACTCTCGGCCAAAGTGATCCGGAGAAACGGCACACACGAAGACCTTGGCATCCTATCGGACGGCAGAAAGCACCGTCTCATCGGGAGGCCCATTCAATGGTGGCGGGCGATCTGGCGCGGTCTCAAACAGCGGGGCGTTATTCCTGCCACGATGGGATTCGCCGCTTTCCTGTCAATTTACGGCGTCGTGGATCAAACGCACATGTTGACCAAACTGCTCTCGGATCCACGCGTCCAAAATCTCATCGGCTTGGGCGTCGGCGGCCTCGTGGTCACTGGCGGCGCGAATTTTCTGGCTACCGATTTTGCGTCGGGCCAAGTGTCGCCGCGCATTTCGTCGATGAACTTCCACGATTCCGGCACCGGCACCGTGGCCGCAACTTCGACCGATGCGGGCCTCGGCACGCAGGCCGGTCCAACCACCAGGGCCACCGGCACGCAATCGAATCCGGTGACCAATCAATACAGGAGCATTGGCACCATCACTTATGCCGGTGCGCTCTCCATCACCGAATGGGGCTTGTTCAATCAGGCAGCCCAAGGCGGCACGCTATGGGACAGGCGGGTATTCGGCGTCATTACCGTAGCGAGCGGCGACTCGATCCAATTCACCTACACTCTGACCGTGAATGCTGGCGGCACGTAGAAAAATGCGCGTCGTCGTACCATTCGCTCTCAAATCAGAGAAATCGCAACCATGGAGCCTCCAGGCCGTCCGCCTATCTCTGGCGCAAGACGGCCAGGAGGCCGAATTTAAGCACATGGAGCACGACAATTCTTATTATAATTTGCTGTCGCGGCTCTGGAATGAGGGTCAAAGCTTTATCATCGTTGAACACGACATTGTAGTCTGGCCCGGTGGCATTTCGACACTGGAACTATGCCCGGAACAGTGGTGCACATTGCCCTATTATTGCTCGGTCGGTTGGATCATAGATGGGCTCGGCTGCACCAAATTCAGCGCCGAATTCATACAGCGGTACCCAGGATTTCTCCAGAGGCCCTTTCCGACGTGTTGTCAGCACACTGAGTTCTATTGCGGTTTAGATCGCCTGATTGCGCACCGAATGGAGCAATTAGGCATAAAGCCGCATGTGCACAGCCCTGGCGTGGTGAATCTGAACGAACGCTGGACTTAAATGGCCATTTCCCGCACACAGCAAGTGTCGGCAACAGCCAACACCGCAACCATCACCGCGCCAACCAGCGGTGATTTGATTGTCGTGGCCGCTTTCAACGCCAGCGCTGCAACGGCACCAACCCTGCCAGCGGGATACACTCAAATCACCACAAATTCGGCCAACGTCTGTGCCATGATCACCGGGTACAAAATTTCCAACGGCACAGAAACAAACGTCGGAACTTGGACCAACGCCACAGCAGTCGCATGCATCGTTTTCCGTGGAGCAGGCTCTGTCGGGTCGGCTGCTGTTGGGGCCAGTTCCACCAGCACGGGTGCCACTGCTACGCTTACTTATGCGGCGCTGACGCTAAAAGATCTCGGCAGCCGGTCCTGGTTGGTCGGATTCGGTGGAAACAAAACCAGCGCTGCGGCGACCGCTCCTACTGGTATGACGCTGGAAACTAGCGTCGCGACGCTGGTGGCATCCGATACCGAGGCGGTTAGAACCACAAACTGGACAGCGACCAACGTCACCGGCAATACAGCAATCGGCTGGCAATCCGCCGTCATTGAAATACGTTCACCAGTAGCATTCACAGCATCGGTTGGCGGCGCGTCATTAGTCGTCGACAGCCAGATGCCGTCTGGCGTTGGGGTAACATCGTCTACCAGCCCGTGGACTTGGAGTTTTACAAACACTGCCGGTACAGTACTTTATCTGGTTGTCACGCTTGATGGTTCCGGAGTTATTCCGACCGTCACTTATGCTGGCACCTCGATGACATTGTTGGGCAACTCCTACACGGGTCATACCGGCTCTATATTTCTGTTCCGTCTCACATTGCCAGCCACAGGTGCCAACAACTTTGTGGTCACGTGGTCGTCGGGCACGCAGGTTTCCATAGCTGCTGCAATTTCCTTCACAGGGAATGCCACTCCACCTGACAATGGTGGTGCAACTATTAATGGGTATTTAAGTACTTCTACCACGTTTCCTTTGACGGTCGGGTCTCTCACTGGAAACATAATCGTCATGGCAGCAGCTTATGGCGACCCAGCCCATTCAACGCAAACCGGCACGTTAAGTGCAGTTTTAGATGTAAACGGAGCTAGCTACGCCAACAACATGACGATGCAATATCAAAGTGCATCGTCAGGCTCGACAGCAACATCAGTTACCGGGACCACCGTTACTTCGTTCGTCTGCGTCGGCATCGAAGTGCGAGCGGCTACGACTACGTTTCCGCCTGCGGTGGGTTTGTATGGCAACATGGCGCAATTAGGCCTTGCAGCAGCAGCTGCCTCAGTTGTCGATCTCACGGCAGAGGGCGTAACAGATTGGGCAAAATGGGGCCAAGTCGCCAACACCGATTTTATCCATAAGTCTACAGGCGGCACCCAAATCAGCAATGTTACTGCTACTGGTGCCACACCATCGCTTTTTACCAACAATCCGACCGCGTTTTCTTGGTCGGATGGGACGCCGACCGCTAGTTACACCGGAACCGCAGGCAGCGGCATTGGAATCTATATCAACGTACTAAATGGCACCTATTCATTTACGGTGCCTGCCGATACGACCTTGCGAATGTTGAGGCTGTATTGCGGATTGTTCTCGGATGCAACTCCACAACTAACTGCACATTTGAGCGATAGTAGTTCATCAGATTACGTTGATTCCACGATGAATAGTGGCGTCGCTGTAGCTCTGAATGGAGTGTACACGATCTACTACAAAGCTGCGTCGGCTAGTCAAACTCTCACGCTCACATGGAAGCAGACCAATTCTTCCGGCAATGTCAACGTACAAGCAGCCACTTTGGCATTGGCACCGGCAACTACCGGGGGCAGCATGTTCGCTGGTGCCATGGCGGCGGTCAAACTCAAAGCTCAAGCTTTCGTCGCTTCCATGGCCACCATGGGCGGGGCTTTAGCTAAGCAAATCGGCAGGGCGCTGCCTGCAACCACTTCCACTTTTGCCGGTGTAATAACAAAGCAATTATTGCGACCGCTCGCGGCTTCCATGGCCACCATGGGCGGCGTGCTGTCTAAATCAATATCAAAATTGTTGGCCGCTTCTATGGCCACCATGAATGCTACCATCGCAAGACTGGCACCGCGTTTGATGGCGGCATCCATGGCGGTGATGAATGCCACTATCACTAAAAGTGTATTGAAGCTGCTAGCTGCGTCCATGGCCACATTCACTGGAACAATGGCCAAATCAGGGCTGAAGGCTCTTGTTGCGTCCATGGCAACGATGGCTGCAACTTTAACTAAACGGGTATCGAAGCTGCTGGCCGCGTCTATGGCTACATTCGCGGGCGTGCTGGCAGCAGCTAAATCCAAAATCCAAACCTTTGCAGCGTCGATGGCCACGATGGGCGGGACTCTGGCGAAGATGACCGGCAAATCATTAGCGGCGTCTATAGCCGCGTTCTCCGGAACTCTCGTTAAGTTCCTGTCGAAGTCCCTGGCCGCGTCTATGGCAACATTCAACGGCGCGCTGGCCACCATCAGGACTAAAATGCTGTCGTTGGCCGCGTCCATGGCCACAATGTCAGGCGCTATTTCAAAGAGAACGGCCCACGGGCTCGCGGCTTCTATGGCTGCATTTGCCGGTGCAATGGGTAGATTCATTGGAGCGCCACTAATTGCATCGATGGCGACGTTTGCCGGTGCCGTCACCAAATTCACGTCCAAAACTCTTGCAGCGTCAATGGCCACTTTCGCCGGAACATTAACGACGATCAAGTCTAAATTGATGGCGCTTGCCGCGTCAATGGCCACATTCAGCGGCTCCATCACCAAACGCACACTGCACGGCATTCCAGCAACAATGGCGACGATGAATGCCACCATCACAAAAACCGTCGGTAAAGTGTTGACTGCGACGATGGCCACGTTTGCAGGCGCATTGGCTGGCGGCAGATCCAGAGTTGCGACGTTCGCTGCTTCGATGGCCACGATGTCAGCGGCCCTGATCAAACAGACGCAGAAATCATTGGTGGCGTCGATGGCAACGATGGCGGTCACGCAAATCAAATCCGCAGGTAAGGTGCTGGTGGCATCGCTGGCCACGATGTCGGCTGCAATAACTAAATCGATCAGCAAATCACTATCGGCATCGATGGCCACGATGAGTGGGGCTCTGGCGCACGGTACAGGTAAAGCAGTCGTGTTCATAGCTTCCATGGCAACGATGTCGGCGGCCCTAGGAAGATCCACATTGAAAACGCTGGTCGCATCGATGGCAACTTTCGGCGCAACTGTTGGTAAAGCCATTGCCCATGCGATAGCGGCGTCGATGGCTCTGTTTAGGGGGATATGGACATTCATTCTGTATCGCTTGGGAGCACCTGGGCTCGCCACCAGCAAAGCGACCGGCCATCCCATCACCAGCAAAACCACCAGACCAGACGTTGCTAGCGGTACATCAAATTTCTGGAAAGCAACTTCTAAGAACATATGAGCTATAACATTGGCGACACATCCAGAATAAGCGTGGCGTTTACCGATCTCAACAACAATCCGGTCGATCCGACCAACGTCACGCTCACCGTCCAAGTACCTGACGGCACGCAACCAGCGCAAACGTGGCCAGTCGGCAATATCGTTCGCGACAGCCTTGGCAATTTCCATTTCGATTTCGTGACGACCGTCGCCGGAATTCACACCTACGAATGGCTCGGAACTGGCACGGTGACAGTGACTAGCACCGGCAATTTCACGGTGAATCCGTCGCCGCTGGTCGTGTACGGCAGTCCGCTGGATCTGTGCTCGCTACAGGAAATCAAAGACTGGTTAGATCTCTCAGTGGACACGCAGGACCGCAAATTGTCGCGGCTCATTACGTCGGCCTCCACATTGATTCGCCAGAAGATTGAGCGCAATTTGGAAGCTGCGAGTTACACAGAAACCCGCAACGGCAACGGCGGAGACCGGATGGTATTGCGGAATACTCCTATCAATTCCATCGCTTCAGTGGTAGTCGACAGAGTGTCGGTGCCACAGTCGGACGGGGTGACAGCCGGGTGGACAAACGACAGCACAACAGTCTACATGGTGGACCGGCACCTGCTGCCGATAGCGATTTACCCGTACCTCAGCGGTGGTTTCGCTTTCAATCGCGGCTACCAGAACATCACTATCTCCTACAACGGCGGGTTCCAAGTGGTGCCGCTGGATCTGAAGCAGGCGGCCTTGGAATTGGTAACGCAGAAGTTCAACAGGTCGAAGCATTCAGACCAGAGGTCGCAATCAATCGGCGGCGAAGTGATCAGCTATTCCGAAAAGGAAATGCCAGATGAAGTGATGCTGGTCATCAACCGCTACAGACAGAGGTCCATGATAGCGCCATGATCAACATTGACGTTTCAGGGCTCAGCGAGCTAAACAGTTCACTCGTAGCCCAATCGGAAGGGCTCAACGAATCCGTGCATCAAGCGATGTTGCGCATCGCCATAGAAATGCAGCGCTATATCGTCATGGAGAAGCTGCAGGGACAAGTGCTGCATCACCGGACCGGACATTTACAGCGCAGCACCACGCAGGTGGTGGAAGAAAACAGCGTGAACAGTTGGACGGCCATCGTCGGCACGGGTCAGGAAGCTTGGTACGGCAAGATCCATGAATACGGAGGCACATTTACGGTCCGGGAGCATCTGGCCCGCAGCGTGAAAGGCGACCGGCACTTGGTCGCTGCACATTCAATCACGTTTCCGGTGCGCAGCTATCTACGGTCGGCGCTGGCGGATCGGCTGGAAGACATCAAGCGGCAATTGGCAGAAGCGGCGGTCGGGGCAATTGAATGATATCGGACAGAGAGAAGATCTACGATGCGCTGTTCCAAATTGGGGCCAAGGCACCGGGCCTTGTCACTACTAGCCGCAGAGCGCGGGTCTGGTCGCAAGTTCCGGCCTCCGAGCAGCCAGCGTTCTTTCAGCAGCAGATCAAAGAGGAGGTCCGTTCTACTTACGTCGGCATGCCGCACATTTGGACGTTGATCGTCGATTGGATCTTCTACATTTACGCCGGTGACGATCAGTTGGCAGTTATGTCCAGTCTCATGAATCCGATCCTCGATTACGTTGACCGCAATTTTCCGGCTCCGCCGATCAGGCCGGATCAGCCGCACATGAAGCAGACTTTGGGCGGTCTCGTCGTGGAGGCCAAGATCATAGGTGAGATTAGAACCGATGAAGGCGTCTTAGGCAATCAAGGCGTCGCCATCGTACCGATTCGCATATTAGCTTTGTAAAGGAGAATTCCCATGGGTTTCTACGTATTCGGCGTTGGTACGGCGGTTTGCAAGCCCTTTGGCCCAAACGCCGCTGCCAATCCTACGCCAATGCAATTGGGCACGATGCAAGAAATTACGGTGGACATCGCGGCTTCACAGAAGGAACTATTCGGTAAGCTGCAGTTTCCCGTCGCCATCGCTCGTACTCAAGGCAAGATCAACTTCAAAGCCAAATTCGCGACGTTCTACGCGAAGGTGTTTAACGATCTATTCTTTGGTGCCAGCGTCAATACCGGCAACCAAGTCATCGGCGTGATCGATGAATTGCACACGGTCACAGGCGGAACCGTCACGGTCACGGTTCCATCAGGCACTTTCAAAGAAGATCAGGGTGTCCGCGACGTGAATACTGGCATCGTCATGACCAAGGTATCAACAGCGCCAGCCGCTATGCAATACTCGGTCGTTGAATCAACGGGCGTCTACACGTTCAACGCGGGGCAGACCACGCCAGTGTTCATCACGTACAATTACACGGCGAGCAGCGCCACCACCGGCACCAACGTCCAAGTAACGAACAAACCCATGGGCTCGATGCCGACCTTCGAGACTTGGCTGTACAACAATCAATTCGGCAACAACATTGCGTTCCAATTCCCGAATTGCATCAGCTCCAAGTTGTCATTCAATTTCAAGAACGAGGATTTCGCGATTCCTGAGTTCGACTTCTCGGCGTTCAGCGACAACGCTGGCAACATCTTCTACGAGTACATGGATCAGTAGTAAATCTGGGGGCCGTCGGACGGCCCTCTAACAAATCCCCAACAATCTTAAGGAGACCAGCACCATGAAGGTCAAGTATCGAGGTGTGCCATTTGAAGATGGCGACGACATACT